AAATGATTTAGATTTTTACAAACAATATCTAAGAAAAGAACAAATAGATAATAGAGATACATATGATAAAGTTTTAAATGGATATAATGAATTTAGAACTGAGATTAAAGACCTTGGTAATATGGGTATAAGTAGTAAATCTAATGATGATAAACATGATGACAGTTTAGAAGCACAAACCAAAGGAATATATGAAGGGTTTAAAAAGAAAATGGTTGAAATATGTCCTAATGTTTATGAATTAGTAAATTACTTAGTGGAAATATTTTATGTCAAATATCCAAAATTCAATAAAGATTTTTTATGGAATATTTATGGAAAATATTTGTTTTCAAATGTTAAATTACATAATAAGATTAACAAAGGACAAGTATTATTCCCTATGCCAAATAAAAATGGAGAAATTGAGTATTTAAATAAGAAATTTAAATTACAAGAGGTGAAAATATGATTCAGTTTAGATATAATGAAAAGAAATATGCAGAAGAGATATTAAAAAAAGGTTTTTTAACTCAATATCACAGATATGAATTAAAAATATTAGTTAAATATTATAAAGAAGTGTTAGCAGAAAAAGCAAGTGAAAGGAAAAAATTAGTATATCAGTTTTGCGAAAATAATATAGTAAAATTCAATAGAGTAAAATACTTCAAAATAATTAATTCAGCTTTAGCGTATGGCAGTAAGAGAATAAATAAATTAATTTTAATAGAAAGTATTCCGATTACAAAAAATGAGATTAAATATATTAATGGGTTGGAAATTGATAGTGTGCATAAAAAAATATTATTTACGTTTATTGTAAAAAATAAATTGAATAAAGAAATGTCTAAGCAGATATATGGAAAAGTTTCTGATTATAATATATTTGGTGGAAAAACAGAATCGTACAAAGAAGTATTTGAAATGTCTAGATTGTCTGGAGAATATGATATTAATAAATTAGTAAATGGTTTATCAAATTTAGGTTATGTTGATGTGAGGACTAGGGGTAAGATTAATTTATCTTTTATAGATGATATTGTGGTTGACAAAGATGACAAAGGTAATAAAATTGACAATATTGTTTTTGAGATAACTAATTTTGATAATGTTGGATATTATTTTGATTGGTATAATGGAGATGATAAATACATGAAGTGTGAGAATGAAGTTTGTGGAGAGATTATTAAAAAGACAAATGGTAATATAAAATATTGCATAGATTGTGCGAAGAAAATGCAGTTTAATCAAAAGAAAGAGTGGGATCAAACAAAGAGAATCCGAAAAGCTGATAAACCTTGAAACCCTACTCCCACAGCGATTTCAGAAATATTATAAACAATGCTTGTAATGATAGGGTATAGTAATATAATCCCTATCTTATAAGCGTTTGGTCGATACGCTTATGAAACATAATATTAAAAACAAAAACTCCAAACTAAAAGGAGCATCAAACAACAAACATTGGAAAAAATCACAAAACAAGAAACACAATACTTAATCTCTAAAAACATAATCCATCAAAAACATGGAAATTATGGAGAATCCCTAGTAGTAATAGGAAAATTTAGTAGTGGTAGGCGTAAACAACGCTATGTAACCCCACCTGTATACAATCTACTCTTAAAACTAAAGAAAAAAGATAGATTAGAGCAATATTTCAATCTAAATAACACTATATTCTCTCAAAACTACAGATTAGAAGGTATTGATAAAATCTATTATATCTTTGACTATGCAGTATTTGAGGATGAATCAAGAACTAAATTAAAATATCTAATAGAGTTTTATAATGGTGATTATTATGACAAATTCAAAGTTGATTCTTGTAGTATTAATGGTATTAAGTTACTAAGAATTAAGTATGATGAATTTGTTAATATTGAAGAAGTTGTAAATTGTGTCTTATGATACAAAGTAATAAAATAAATAGTAGAGGATTGGTTTATATTGCCCGATAAACCATGTCAATCACCTTACATTGATTCAAATGTATTAATGGATCATCCTAAAAAAGTTTTTGAAGATTTTTCAGATTCAGGGATACAATTATCGGGATTTGTGCTTGGTGAATTAGACAATTTGAAGAAAAATGGAAAATCAGAAGAGGTAAAATTTCAGGCCCGTAGAGCGACTAGATATATAAATGCCAATCGAGACAAAATTACATATATCATCGATGAAACAGATTATAATAATCTTCCTTCATGCTTTGATAAGGGGATTATGGATAATAAAATCATCTCACTCCTGAAGGTTTTGTACGAAAAAGATAATAATACAATTGCTTATAGTAATGATATGTTATTTAGAGCTAAATGTGATTCTCTTAATATTCCTTGTAAACAATATGAACCTACAGATTATGACGATAAAAAATATACTGGCTACACAATCTTAGACATGTCAGAATATGAATTAGCTAATTGGTATGAATCAGAAACCAAAGCAAATCTATGGAATCTAAATATCAATGAATACCTATTACTCAAAGTTAACAATTCAATTGTTGATAAGCAAAGATGGACACAACAAGGATTTAAAAGCATTGTGAAAAAAGACTTTAAAAGCATGATGTTTGGAAATCTAAAACCAAAAGATATATTCCAAGAACTATGTATTGATAGTTTGCATAATAATCAATTTACTGCTATTACAGGAAAACCAGGAAGTGGAAAAAGTCTTTGTAGTTTAATGTATATTATGTGGGCATTACAATATCAAAAATATGACACTTGTGTAGTAATGTATAATCCTACAAAAGTGCGCGGAGCAGTTGATATGGGATTTTATAGTGGTGATTCCGTTCAAAAGGGTATGCAAAATTTTATCGGCAATATGCTTATCACTAAATTTGGCGATAAAGGCATTGTAGATAATTTAATTACACAAGATAAGATTAGATTAATACCTATGGCAGACAGTCGAGGAATGGAAATAACTGATAATCAAATTCTATATATCACTGAGGCACAAAATACAACACCTGATTTAATGAAACTTGCTTTATCCAGATGTAGTAAGGATGCAAAAATCATAATTGAAGGTGATCCATATCAGCAGGTAGACAAGGTTGAATATGTTGGTAAAAATAATGGGTTGCTCAAAGCAATAGAAGTGTTTAAAAATGAGGATATGTTTGGTTGTATACATCTTCCCAATGTTTGGAGAAGTAGGATGGCAGATATATCTGATAAAATGTAAATGTATGTTATTTTCGGTACTACCAATGAGTAGATACCTTAGTGGATAAAAATTACTCCTTTGATTGAGGGAGTAGAAAAATAAATTATGATTAAATACTCCCTCTTTATTAATTTAAAGGAGGGTAGAATGTCTAAAGCAAAGACTTATGAAGATATTAGAGACTATTTTAAAAGTAAAGGTGATTATATTGTAGTAACCACTAAAGAAGAGTTTAAAGAACAAACAAAATATAGTAAACCAACAACTATATGTTTAATAATTCAAGATAAAGACAAGTATTATTATAATATAACATATCATAATTTTAGAATAAAACAAGATCCCTTTAAATTTATTAAATTTAATAAATTTAATCCATATACAATATATAATATAAAATTATGGTGTAAATTAAACAATAAACCATTTGAATTAGTCAGTGATATATATGATGGTAATGGTAAAAAACTTAAATGGAGATGTTTAAAAGAAGAGTGCGGAGGAATATTTGAATCAAGTTGGGCGGATATTTCTCAAGATCATGGTTGTGGTATATGTCACGGTAAACAAGTTGGTTTATCTAATTGTTTGGCAACAAAAAATCCAGAACTTGCTAAAGAATGGCATCGTACTTTCAATGGAGATTTGACTCCTTATGATGTTACTTTTTGTAGCAACAAAGAAGTTTGGTGGCAATGTAAAGATAATCCTATACATGTGTGGCAAGCAAAAATATCTAATAGGAAAAACGGTAAGGGGTGTCCAGAATGTAGTGAATCAAAAGGTGAAAAAGAATGTAGAAAAGTTTTTATTAAAAAAGAATTTGTTGAGATAAATCAAACAGATTATGATAATTATTTAGACAATCATAATAATAACTATTTTATACCACAAAAAACATTTGAAGGTTTGCGAGGAGTTGGTAATGGATTATTATCTTATGATTTTTATTTATCAAAATATAATCTTCTTGTAGAATATCAAGGTATTCAACATGAAGGTTTTTGCAAGGGTTTACACAAATCTATTGAAGACTTCGAAAAACAAGTAGAACATGATAGGCGTAAGAAAGAATATGCCCTATCAAATGGATATAATTTTCTAGAAGTTTGGTACTGGGATTTTGAGAATATTGAAGAAATACTTAAAAAAGAATTTTCTAAATATGAAACATAAAATAACAAATCAACAAATTAAAAACACAGGTCTGACATCAAAGATGTGCAGATACTATTAAAGAATAAAAGGGGATATATTAAAATGGTAAACAAGAAAGATATTATTACACGTATGGCTCAAATCGTTGAAGGTACAAAAGTAGAAAGCGAAAAACAATTAAATGCATTTCTGCAAGTTTTAGAAGAATGCGTTGAAACAAAAGAGGATGTTAAAGTTGGAAGTCATTTTGGAATGGAAATTGTAGGACGTGCTAGTAGGTCGGGAAGAAATCCGCAAAATGGTGAAACAATTCAAATTCCTGCAAAAAATGCAATTAAGACAACTATTTATAAGTCTCTTAAAGATAAAGTTGTACAGTAAATATAATAATTTTGTGCTATCAGTGTTAGTCCCCTATATTCAATAGATATCATTGGATATAGGGCAGGATAGCACAATTACAATAAGCCGATATAGCTCAATAGTAGAGCAACACACTTGTAATGTGTAGGTTGTGGGTGCAAGTCCTATTATCGGCTCCATATAAATTAGTATAAGGTAAATTATCAATCATAAAATAAAATTAAAGGTGGAATTTATTAATATATGGCAAATTTGAATAATCAATTCTGTGAATCATGTGTAAAAGCCAGTGTATGCGAATGGTCTACTAAATTGTATAAACTTGAAGGAACAGAAAAGAAACCCGGCATCTTAGATATTACAATTAATGGTTGTGAACAATATTTATCTTTAGATGGGGAATCTGAGGATGCTGAAGATCAGGAAGATGACGATTAATACCTTACCATACCACAATATGAGATATAATTGATAGTCTAACATTTGATATATCACTTAAAGAAATGGTGTGGCATCGTTAACTTTTAGACGATATATCAAATGAATTGACTGCGACACTACTATTGTGGTCTGATAATTTATCTAGAGAGTGATGATGTGTACAATTGTTACTCTCACAGAAAAACATAATAAGCATAGTTTTTGCTAGGCGAAATTTTAATATTAATTATTAGCTATAATTAATATTACTAAGAAGTTAAAGATTTTTAGATGCTTATAATTAGATTCTTTTCTTACTAAATACTTTCCTCTATAAATTGTTGTGGTGATGATTTTTTGGAAATTGCATAAGCCAAACAACAACAATAAATAAAAACTTATTTTAGGGTTTAATAAAATTAGGTTAACGTGAGTGTAATTACGAACCTTCCCTAAAATCATGTGCATAAGTTAGTAAGCCCTTGAAATACAGGTATTGCTCTGAAAATAGTATGAGGTTTTTAGATGCATTTTTGCTTGTATTATGAAGGGATTGTAGAAGTGTAAACTTCCTCGAATTATAACTAATTCGGTTCAAGTGCAATTCCTTCATAATAATAAATAATGGGTGGACAGGGCAGTAAAAAAAACATAAGTCCAACCACAACAAAATGAATTGAGTTAACAACTCTAACAAAGAAGATTTATATTTTGGCTTTACGCCACCAAGAGCAAGATTTAAACTTTTAAAATTTAAAATTAAAGGGGATAAATAAAAATATGACAACTGAAACAATGACAATCCACAAAGCATTATCAGAACTAAAAGTAATTGGTGCAAGAATTGATAAAACTATTTCCCAAGGGGTATATTGCAAAGCAAATAAACACTCTAATGATAAAATTAATGGTGTATCAGTAGATGAATTTAAAACACAAATCCAAGCTAGTTGGAATAAAGCAAATGACTTAATTAGTCGCAGAAATGCAATTAAAAGAGCAACTGTTTTATCTAATGCAACTACTAAAGTTAAAATTGGTGACAATGAAATGACAGTAGCAGAAGCAATTGAGATGAAAAATAGTGGAATGTTATATAAGAAAACTCTGATGAATACTATGAGTCAACATTATGTACATTCTATTCAAATTATAGATAAGGAAAATGGTGAAACATTAAATCAAAAGGCAGAAAACTATGTAATTGGATTATTTGGTTCAAAAGAAGGGAAGACAAATACTGATGAACTTGAAAAAGTTAGAAAGGAATTTATTCTCAATAATTCTTTTGAATTTGTAGATCCGATTAAAGTTAAAGATAAGATTGATGAATTGGAGAAAGAAATTTTAGAGTTTGAGAGTGAAATTGATTCCAGTTTATCAACAAGCAATGCTCTAACAGTGATAGAAATTGAATATTAATCCATAAGAAATAACTACTTACTGCTTTCTGAAAACTTTTAACCATAATTGACAAGTCTTTTATGTACTTAGACTGGTTTAATAAATATAAAGAAAGTACATATTATTTGCATCTTTCACAGGATGTGCAGAAAAACAAAAATTAATAGATTAACCGACACCTTAATGGAAAGTCGGTTACATATTAAACTATATGATTTTAAAGATTCTGTAAAGATTAAAGTTTAAGACTAAACGCTTAAAGATAAAAATTCAAAGTTTAATAAGTGTAAAGTTTAAGACTTAAAGAGTAAGTAATAAAGATTGATTAAATCCCTGATAAAACGGTTTGGTATGATTATGCTTGACCAAAAGTATCCGCAGGGCTGGAAAGCAGTAAGTATTATATAAATTATAATAAAATATGGAGGCATTTGTCTCCCTTGGTATTTTTGATATGGGAGAGTTTAATTATCTCTCCCCTTCCAATAAACTAAATAGGTTTTGCAAGTTATATCCTAAATAAAAAACTTGCAACTATTAATAATTATAATAATACAAGAAAAACTGTTTTTATAGAGTCATTATTCTCTAAAAGGAGGATTAAACAATTATCAAATGAAACTAAATAAAGGAACTCAAGTACAAATCCTAGACAACTCTAATTGGCATGGATTATTTGCAATTGTTGATGACATTGTAAATATTGATGATAATAATATTAATATTCCAGTGCTATATTATGTTTGTAAGCCGACAGAGAAATATTATGTTTATAGTTATTTGGAAGATAAGATTAGGATTGTTGAAGAAGAATTATGTTGTCCAAATTGCGGAAAACAAAGATATTGGATTAAATATTTTGTCAATAAGAATATAATGTTCTGTCAAGATTGTCAATATCATGAGGATATAAAATAATTTCAATAATCATAAATTACAACAGATTAAATTCCTTTATTTTTGTAGAGGAATTTTTTGTGTTGTAAATAACACAAATAAGCAGACTAGACTGATCATCGAAAAGCGTAATCCTTAACGCCTGTTTGCTTATTATTTAAATTAAGGAAACAAATAAAAATATTGAAGGAGATGTTTAAGAAATGAAAATCAAATTAATTATTGACAAGGTAAATTATCAAACCAAGCCCAGTACAGACATTGGAGCAATTATCAATAGAATGAAAATTGATAATGTAAAAGAGTATTCAATCGAAGAAATTAAGAAAAGTGTATTAGATGGAAAAACTATTAGACCGTCTTATTGCGGAGGCCAAGAAACAGATTGGATATCACAGCAGGTATTTATGATTGATATTGATAATAAACCTGTAAAACCTAAGAAAATGTCTGATAATGAATATGAGATATTAACAGAACAATATTTAAAAGAAAATCATAAAACATATGATGAAATAATTGAGCATTGCAAAAAGATAAATATAATACCTAATTTTGTTTATACTTCTTTTAATCACAAAGAAAATCATCATAAAATGAGATTAGTATTTGTACTAGATAAAGTTATAATTGATGAAAATACAGCAAAGAAGATATTATTATATTTAATGGAATCTATTGGAGAAGTAGATGAAACGTGTAAGAATCTTAATAGAATATTCTTTGCAGGTAAAAATATAGTATTTGATTCTGGTAATATATTAAATAGTGATTATATCATAGGTTTATCTAAAGATATTGTATTAGAGGATTCTAAACCTATAAAAGTTAAAAATAATAAAATAAATAATAATAATAAAAGTAATAATAAGGGTAAAAGCCTTATGAAAAAGTATCCTAAACTCTATAATAAAGATTATAAGATTAAGGATATTGTGAGAGGGTTAAGGGTGACTAATATATATACTTATAACTATAACTCCTTTAATTTAATAGTCACCCTTTCTCAACGGTTCGGAAACCCCTCTCGCACAAAGGTATTAGGTAATCCCAAACCTTCTCCCTCTATAAAAGAGAGATATAATATTAAAGCATTGATAAATAGAGAAGTAGAATATTTACAAAATAGTTTGAATTGTGACCCTATAGTTTTTGATAATAAGGAAGATTTTTGGTATCACATTTATTATAACATTAACATGGCAGAACTATTAGAATTTAAATATCCTTCATCAGTTAAATGTCTATTTCACAAAGATAGTAATCCGAGTGCAAGTATATTTCAAACCAATGAAGGAAAATGGCTTTATAAATGTCATAGTGGTAAATGTGGAGTATCTATGAATACAAAACAATTAATTGAAAAACTTGGTGGTTTTAAGAGTGAATATAGAGCAATAGAATTTATTAAGACAATATTCAATTTATCAATAAAAGAAACTCAATGGAGTATTGAACAAAAGACAAATCTTGATTTAATTATTAATACAATGAATTTAAATAAGTTTATGGATTTATGTCCACAAACAGATAAAAATATTAGATATGTTAAGGAATTATTTTTAGTAATGGCAGGAATTGCACAAAATAATATTTATGGTGAAAATTATATGAATTCAGATGGAGACGCTGTATTCTTTGTTTCATTAGGAGAATTAGCTAGAATTACTAAAACGGCAGCCAACAATCTAAAAAGAATAAGTCAAAGACTTGCTGTTTTAACTTATCACGATTTAATAAGGAAATTAGATGATGATAAAATTCCTCCAAAAATGCTTGCTAAAGCTCAAGCAATTGCAATAGCAAACAAAACAACTCAGAGAGTAAGTTTCTATTCTATTCCCTCTTGGGTATTTGATCAACTTAATAATATTGAATCCCAAGGAGTTAAATGGAAACAAAATGGATATACAGTAAAAGGTACTTCATATGAGATGTTTTATAGAACAGAAGGTTTAGAAGTTGCTCAAAATATTTACCCTCAATATAAAAAGGTAGCATCAAAGGATATTGATTATGAAACAGGTGAAATAACAGAATCAGTTAAAGATAGAACAACAACCAAAAAAAGTGATGAAAGAGTTGAAAATATTGTTTCAGTTGTTGAAAAATTAGTAGATGAAAAGAATTACACTACTGAGAAAGAAATTGTATTATATTTATCTAAAGAATATAAATGGGAAGTAACTGAAATTCAACTTCGCAAAATGCGTGGAGAACTTGAAAAGTTAGGTTACATAAGAATTAGAGTCAATAAAGAATTGAAAGAGAAATATGCCGTTCAGAGCAATGGGTATCCAGTAATTATTTGTAAGAGTAGTGAAAGTGACTTAATAATAAAATAAATATATAGGGTGGTATTAATAAATATTGTCAAAATCAAAAGATGAACTTTATATTATCGGTGTCGATTTCAAAAATAATAGAGATAAATATAAAAAAATACTTAATACTAAAAATCCTTCTTGGAATGATTTGAATGAGTCTCAAGGATTTCCATTTAAAACTGGAGAACACTATCGGCAATTTATCAAAAAAAGGCAGGATCGCGATGGGACATTAAAGAAGTTGGGTGTTGTTAGGGATGAGATTGTTGATAAGAAACTTGAGCAAGTTAGAACTATTCCTAATTATAAGGAATCTGTAGAAATTAAAAGTGATAATTCTCAGGTATCAGACAAATTATTGGAAATGAGTCTTGAGGAATCAAAAGATCCTGATTTTGTTTTAAAGTCACATGGGTACTCGCCTAGTGAGTGGTCTATTACATCTGCTAAGAATAGTATGTGGCACATGAATACTAAAGAAGATGGAGTTAAGGTACTTTATAGTTCAAAGGTGAGCGTAAAACCTCGAACTGAATACCAATGGAATGAAGAAGATGCAAAGAAAATATTTTCTAGTTTAGAAACATGCACAAGAACAATAAATAAATCAAATATAAAAACATCTCAATATAAGAAAAATGGCAAATTATTAATTGTTCCTATTTCTGATTTTCACTTAAATCTTTTATCAGACAAATTATCAACAGGAAATGAATATAATATGCAAATTGCAGAAGATATATTCTTTCAGGTAATTAATGATGTGATAGATAGAGTTGAAGATAAGGTTTTTGAGAAGGTTTTATTTGTTACAGGAAATGACTTTATAACGGCTGATAATACTAATGGAACTACGACTCGTGGAACACCACAAGAGGTTTCAGCATCGTGGTTTAAAGCAGTACATAAGGCTACAGAATTAATTGTTAGAGCAATTGATATGCTTACTGAAATTGCACCCGTAGACGTTATCCTAGTGCCTTCTAATCATGATCTTCATACTATGTTTGGTGTAATTCAAACTGTAAAAGCATGGTATAGAGGCAATGATAATGTTTATGTGGATGATAGTCATTTACCTAGAAAATATTATGAATTTGGAAAGACTTTACTTACTTTTTCTCATGATATTAAAGTTAAAGATGCTTTGCAAATTATTACTACTGAAGCAAAAGATAAATGGAGTAATTGTGAGCATATAGTTCTTATGTTGGCTCATTTACATCAAGCAATGGTATATGAGAAACAAGGATATTTAGAAGTGTTAAGATTGCCGACAGTTAGCGGTTTTTCAAGGTGGAGTAACGACAAAGGTTATATTCAGACAGAAAAGAAAAATCAGAGTTTTATTGTTAGTAAGGAATATGGGATTACAGATATTTTGAATACTGTGATCGGGATTAATAGAAAAATAAAATATATGAGGTAATTACATATGGAAATATTAATACCAACTGACAAAATAATTGACGAGATGAAATTAACATCTGCTATTAGAGATCGAAGAATTTTCATAAACGAAATAATAGATCAAGATATCTCTTTCAAGACAGTTTATTTTTTAGATAGAATTGTTGCATTAGACAATAAATCTAATATTCCTATTTCTGAAAGAGAAAGTATAGAAATTCTCATAGATTCGCCTGGAGGTAATATAATTTCTGGATTGAGTATAATTTCTAAAGTCGAGGAACTTAAAGATATGGGATATAAGATTATTACTACTAATCAAGCTTCATCTGCATCTATGGCATTTATGCTATTAATTGTTGGTTCTGAACGTAGAGCATATAGATATAGTTACGCTTTAGCACATCAGCCTTCAATGTGGGTTGGTGGTACACTTCAAGAATTAGAAGATGAAGTTACTGAATTAAAAAGATTATGGGATTTAATGAAAATGTTGATTCTTAAATATACTAAAATACCAGAATCAAAATTAGATGAAGTTAAAAGAGAAAAGAAAGATTGGATACTTACCCCTTCTGAATGTTTAGATATGGGTTGTATTGAATACATCATGTAAAATTAATAAAATAATTTAGATAATAGGAGAATCAAATATGTGCGATAATTGTAAAGAAACAACTACACCAGAAGAATTGAACGAACTCAAATGTGATAAACCAGATGCAGAAGAAATAAAATCTCCATTGGATGATGTCCTCATGTTCACAGAACCATTTTCTATTTCAACGGAAAATTTAGAAAATGATACAGATATTCAAATTGATAAAGAAGAATTTATTAAAGGCATGAAAGATGCAAGTTATTTTTCTGGATTTTATACTTGTTTGATTAATTCAGGAATGTCTATGGAGGATGTGGTTAGCATTATTATGAATAAAATGAATGTTGACCATAATATTACCATGTCACAAATTCAGACTAATGGTAGTATTGAGGTTTCTAAGAATAGTGTCTTGGTTAAAGAGAAAGATATGCTTTAGGTTTAAATAATACAATTAAATAACAAAACAAAATAAAATAAATATAAAGGTAGGAAATCGCAAAATGGCAAATAAATTAACTCTCACAGATATTGATAATATTCTCGATAATCACATCGAAACTTCTATAGATTTTCTCATGGTTGTTGATCATGGCCTTGCATTTTATATTTCAGAATATTTAGGAGAAACGTATGATCTTATTGATGAGACTAATGATTTAAGCCCTTACACAAAGGAATATTATATTTCCATGCTATTCGATGATGAAGAAATTCAAATGTTCTGTGAAACTGCTAGAGCAAATGATGGTGATTATAAGTATTCTGACTTCTTTGATTCATATGGAGATTATTATATTTTTACAGATATGGATAGGGAAACAGTAGATAAGACATTAGTTGGAAATGCTAGTTGGTCATTTTGTGAGTTAGTTGAGGATAAAGATGACAGTAATGACAGTAATGACAGTCAATATGATGTAAGTTCTGAATGTTCTAATTGCGATGGGTGTGATGAGCATTGTGGTCGTGAAAATCATAATGAGGAATATATTGATGATTCAGAGGATGATATTTGCTCAGAATGTGGTGAAACAGATTGTGTATGTGATTATGAAGAATGCCAGTGCGATGATTGTCGCTCGCAAAGACATGATGATATTGTAAATGCATCTGTTGGTAAGGCATTTGAGAAAATTATGGCGAGTGAAGGTTGCCCGAATTGTATTGTTGACGCTTTATTTCAGATGAGTTTGGAAATGAAGAGATTGGGGTGGTCGGATAGAGGAGATTTTGAAGAAGAAAATAGGGAATCGGAAGAAAGTAATAAGACAATTAATATTCATATTGGTAATATTCAATTTCCTAATGTTACGGATAACATTAATGATTTTATTAGTGGCATTAAAGATTATGCAATTAAGTATAGTAAACAATAGCAATTATCCAATCAAATCTAAGTTTTAATTTAACTCAGATAGAGGGCATCTAATTTAAGATGTCCTTTCTTGTGTGTTAAAATAGCACAAATATATGATGAGAGGAAGTGAATTAGAGTGATAGAACAAAAAGAAAGATATGTCTATATTTATAATCCTTTGCAAAGTAATTATTACATATCCCAAGGAGTAATGATTAAAGAAGTTGGGATTCATAATGTGACAAAGAAGCCGTGGTACAAATTCTCTTTTTTGGAATCTGAAGAAGCATATCATAGTTGGTGTGTCAGAGGCAGATAGTATTTTAGGGTGATTAATAATATGAGAAAGAAGTGTGATTTAATAATGGAAAATAATAATATTGATAAGTTAATAATTAAAGGAACAACAAAAGTATGTGGAATTGATGTTCCTAATGTTTATGGAGGATTTGGTGGAGATCAAAAAGTTATCTTAGTAAAGACCATTGCGGAATTACATAATAAAAAACCAAGTCATGTAAATGAATTAATAAATAAGAATATAAAACATTTTGATATAGGAATTCATTATCTTGACTTAAAAGACAGTAAAGAAGCAACTGCCGTTTTGGTCGGCAGTCATATATTTACAAATCAAGCGATTAAAGTTAGTAAAAATATCTTCTTATTGTCTGAACGTGGATATAGTTTACTATTGAAGTTTATGGATAGTGAATTGTCTATCATTCAATATAAAGCCGTAATTGCAGATTATTTTTCTATTAAAGAGATAATTTTAACTCAAGCAATAACTCCATCTGAATTAAAGCAATTAGTTGCAAGAGAAATAGGAACAATAAAAAGAAATAAAGAAACAGAAGCAATGTCTATTTTGAAAAGTCGTGGTGAATTGAGTCATTTTAATAATCCATATGCCTGTATTACGAATTCTTGCTATGAAATCTTGTATGGCATGTATGCTAAAGAAATTAAGAAATATTTAGATTTAAAAGAGCGTGATAATCTTAGAGATTTTTTATCAACAAGAGATTTAGAGGAAATAAAAGAAATCGAAGAAGAAATAGTATGGATGGTAAAGAAAAATTACACTTGGAAACAAATTTATAGTGATTTGGTTAGGGAGTATCCTAATAGAATAGTTCCAGTTAGAGCAGAAAAGTCTATTAAGGAATTGAAGAAGATAGATAAAATTATGATTGGTGACGGTGGTATTAAGAAGTTAAAATGATAAAGGTACGGCATTAATGACGCACCTTTATATAATAAAGTTTTGTAAGTTATAAGACGCTTGAGCAATCAGGCGTTTTCTGTGTGGATGGAAATTGTGTTTAGATTATGCCTAGTCAATTAAGACTAGGCTTTTATGTGAGCATAATTATTGATTTTGTTCATTGGAAGATAGGTTTTTGGGATTAGCTATCCCATCTCTGCACCCTATCTTCTATTTACTTTTTAGTGGTTAGTGCAGAGGGAAATATAATTTGCAGAAAGAAGGGTTATAAAATGGAAGAAATTAATCAAGAGTTAGAAGTAAAAATGAAGGTTTGCAAAATGTGTTGCGAAGAATTACCATCAACAAAAGAATATTTTCATGTTCATAACGGATGTAAGGACGGTCTAAACTCTGTCTGTAAAAAATGCAGAAGTAAATTAGCTTCAGAGAAAAATAGAGGAAATATAAATACTACTGGAGTAAAGAAATGTGTAGATTGTGAAAATATTTTGGAAATAAATTCTACAAATTTTAAAACATCTACAAAATCATTGGATGGTTATTTAAATGTTTGCGTTAAGTGCCAAATAAAGCGTAGAGACAAGGAATCTCCCGAAGGATTTAAAAAATGCTCTAAATGTGATAGAGAATTTCCAATATCTAGGGACTATTTTCAATTAAGTAAAATATCTTTGGATGGGTTTGTGAATACATGTTTGGAGTGCAACAATAGAAAATTCTTTCCAGACTTTGCAAATGAGCCATGGTCGCAAGAAGATATTAATATTGTAAAAGATAATTATAAAGAGTTATTTACATATGATATTATACCACTTTTATCAGTAAAAAGAACAGAAAAATCAATATTACATATGGCAGGTAAACTTGGTTTAAGGAAAATAGAAAGTTATATTGAAAATTATAATAGTTTTAAATATAAAATAATAGATAATAAATTACATAAGTATTGCAAATCATGTAAGAGGTATTTGCCTATGGAATACGATTATTTTCCTAAAGATGAATCATGTACAGATTCATATCGCAACGTCTGCCGTGAATGCAAAGGAGAATTATTCAGATTTAATTCTGATGTTTATAAATGGTCAGAACAAGATATTCAAATTCTAAAAGATAATTATCCTCATATGACTAATAAAGAATTATATAATACATATTTTCCGTTCCTAAGTATAAATAAAATCATGCATAGAGCGAATGATTTAGGATTTTATAAAACAGAAGAAACTTTACAAAGAGTGCATGATGAAATAGGGAAATTCCATTCTGAAAGATTAATAGGAACAGATAAGTGGAAAAGTGATAATAATCCTCAATATGATAGTAAAAGATTTGGTTCATTAAATCCAAATTATAAAGGTGGTATTAGTGCATTATATCAAGAATTAAGAAGAAATTTAAAGCAATGGAAAATAGATAGTGTTGAGAATTCTAATTATGTTAGCTTGCTTACTGGAAAGAGGTTTAATGATATTCATCATTTGTATTCTTTTGATAATATAGTTAAAGACACCTTGAGTGAAACCAGATTACCTTTATATGATGATATTTCATTTTATTCAGATGAAGAAATAAAATTATTAGTAGATAAATGTCTTGAAATTCATTACAGACATCCTTTAGGCGTTTGTTTAGAAGAGCGATATCACGCCAAATTCCATGAGGAGTTTGGATACGGTGGTAATACTGAAGAACAATTTTATGAGTTTTTAGATAATTATTATAATGGTAAATATAAAGATTTAGAAGAAGTAAGTTAATAATTAAAGGAAGTGACCTTGTGGCAGGAAGACCTAAAAAAGTGGCAACAACTAAGACAAAAGAAAATATAGAAGTGTCTCTGCCACAAGTTGAAAAAGAATATTATAGATGTCCTTGTTGTGCAAAGAAATATACAGACCAAGATAAGGGATTTTATCAATCAACATCTTTATTAATTAAAAGTAATAATGGTCGGATGTTTATATGTCGTAAGTGTGTAATTGAATTATATGCGTATCTTGTTGAAACCCACGAAGACACAAAAAAAGCATTATATTTATTATGTAGGTGGTTAGATATATACTTTGAATCTAATTTATATTCTAGTGCAGAGCAACAGGCAAGAAACTCTAACGGGAATATAGCACAAGTATATATTACAAAAGTTAATTCATTGCCACAATATTCTAGTTTGTCATTTATTCATTCTGCAAGTATAGATGGTCAAAAAAATGAATTTTTACCACCATCAGAAACAGATATACAAATAAAAACTTGGTCTGAAGAAGATGTTCGTAATAGAGATGATGTAATTAGATTAGTTGGTTATGATCCATTTGAAAATGAAAATCCAATGGATAAAAAATATCTCTGTAACGCATTGGTTGATTTTCTTGACCAAGATACTGTAGATGATTCTTTTAAGTTACCTATTTGTATAGAGATTGTTAAAAGTTTTAATCAAATTGATAAAATTAATCAAGCTCTTGCTCTTATGACTGCTGATATTAGTAACATGTCTAGTCAGGTCGGTGGAGTAAAATCATTAGTAGAAGCAAAAGAAAAAATTTATCGTTCAATTTTAGCAATGGCTAAAGATAATGGCATTTCAGTTAATCATAATAATAACAAAAGCAAAGGTGGAAATACATTAAATGGCACAGTAAAGAAATTAAATGAAATTGGATTATCAACAGCAGAATTAAACTTATTTGATTTAGAAACTTGTGATGCCATGAAACAAATTGCAGATTTTAGCAATAAAAGTATTATAGAACAATTAATGTTTGATGAAAATGATTATACGGACATGATATCTCAGCAAAGGGATTTAATAAAGAAATTAGATGATGAATTGATTAAATTAAGAGAAGACAATAGACTTATGAAAATTCAAATTATACAACAATATGATATATTATCTAGTGGGGGTTGATTGTTTTGGAATATTTTCTTAGAAGCTCTGAAACTCAACTTTCCCAAAAAAAACTTGAAGGTTATTTAAAGTTGTCGGAAATAATACAATGGGGGAGAAAAGCACCAATTAAGTTTTGCGAGAGATTCATGGGAATTGAGTTCCTCGATGCACAAAAATATGCATTTATGAATTCTTGGTTAAAAGCATATAATCTTTGGTGTATTACTAGAAATGGCGGAAAATCAACCCTCGCCGCACCTTTTCTCATGTCAAAAGGAATACTAATACCTGGACACAACAGTTATATTCTAAGTAATGTTTCAGCGCAAAGTCAAGATACGTTTATGAAAATTGAAAAAATAGCCAAGAAAGAAATTCAAAGTTTTGCAGGATTGACAGATTTTTTTATGGGAGAACTTGTTAAATCTACAGCTAATACGGATGGGTTTACTCATTCTCAATCTGGATTTAATTATAAACTATATAATGGCAGTTCCGTGACTAGTTTAAGTGGTGACATAACAAATAATAGAGGAAAAAGATCATCGTTAAATGTGTATGATGAAAGTGGTTGGACGGAAGAAGAATATGTAGTAGCCACTATACCATTTTTGTTACAGAATTCTACTTTTAGGCTTGGTGGTGATTTAGATGTAACTACTTATCCCCAACAAATACCTAATCAAAGATTGTTTATCTCGTCTGCGTCAAGCACAGATAGTTATTATTATGCCTTATATAAAGATTATGCAAAACGAATGTTTTTAGGAGATAAGAATTATTTTGTATGTGATTTAAATTGTGAAATTATGATTAATGCTACTTATAATGGAAAATTATATCCTGTTCCACTTATTAATAAAGATGAAATTGATGCAGAAATGAGAAAAAATAAAGAAAAAGCCATGAGAGAATTTTACAATAAATTTAGTCTTGATGGTGGAGATAAACAGGTTTTTAAAAGGGCAACAATTGTTAGAAATTCTCAATTAAGATTGCCAGTATTAAAAAATGATGATCGTGGAGAAAGAAAGTTTATAATAGCCTATGATCCAGCACATCAATATGACAACTCTGTTTGTTTAGTTGGAGAAGTAATTTTTGATGAAAATGTCGGAGAAAGATTAGAGATATGCAATGGAGTAAGTTTCGTAGATATAGGTAAAAAGAAAAAAACACCTATGAGAACACCTGAGCAAATATCTTTAGTAAAACAAATGATATTGGATTATAATGGAAAAGGAAATCCAGACTATGAAAATATTGAATGTATACTAATCGATGCAGGTGCAGGTGGACACGGAACTACAATAGCAGATTATCTTATGGAGGATTGGAAAGATTCGAATGGTCTTAAACATAAAGGTTTTATTGATAAAGAGGAGTGTAAAGAACATATTCATAAATTTCCCAACGCTGTTGATAAATTAAAATTAATATCTCCACAAAAATATAAAAAAGAAATGTTTGACGCATTGTTAGAAATGAATAATTTAGATTTAATATCATTCACTAATGAATATGATTCAAAAGGATATTTATTATTGCCAAATTATACAGGAAAAATGATTGATGTAGAAGACGATGATGGTAACATAGTTAAAGAAAAAGAGATAATTTTTAAGAAATCCACTTTGGACTTTGAAGAAGAGTTAGCATTAAAAAATATTGATTTAGCAAAAGAAGAATTGATTTATACCTACAGATACACAGGTAGCAATGAAAATTATAGATATGATTTAGCTAAAGACAAAGAAAATGAATTAAATGATGATAGAGCTTATTGTTTAGCTTTATTAGGGTGGTATTTGAAACAAATTAGAAGAAAGAATATCACTAATAAAAAACGTCCAACAAACATCTCCCCCTCATCATACTTCGCAATAGCAAATAAATCAAGCAGAGCAAGAAAATAACCAAAAATGAATAAAAAAAGAAAGGAGGTTCTTCCTTGCCAAACCAAAACAATCAAAATAAACCCCTCTCCCCAAATCTTTTCGCATTAAAAGAATCATGGGAACCATCAAAATCTAAAAACTTCTCTCTATCTCGTATTGCTTCATTCTTCTCCAACAAAAGAAATACAAAAAACAACAAAAACATTACAATAGATAAAATAAAACTATGGTTAAATAATCCAATTAAATATCAAACAGAAATTCTCGATTTATCCGATTTATTATATGTCCCTGAAGGGATCTATAAAACTCTAGTAAATTTAACATCAAATATGGCAACTTTAGATAATTATCTTCAACCAACAAAATCAACAATGAGAAAATTAAATTTAGAATTAAAAGCAAAAACTAAATTTGATGAATTAGGGAATCCAATTGATCAAGATGCATTTGATAAAATACTAAACAACTTTGAAAATGAATTTGATACAGTTAGAGATTATATTGAGAATATTGATATAAAGAAAACTGGAAGAAGAATTATTGAAAGTATAGTTCGATATGGTGCATACTGTGGATTTGAGAAAAACGATGGAGATTTTCCTTATTTATGGGATTTGCCAATAAAGTATGTAAGATTGTATTCAATAAAAAGTGGACAATATAAGGTTGAATTCAACTTCAAGTATTTTGATGATTTATCAAGAGATAATGAATTATCAGAATTTGCATGGGGAGTATATCCTGCTGAATTTAAGGTGTTATATGATAGATATAAGAAAAATCCAGATAAATTAAGATACCCTGAATGGCAACCATTACCTAGTGAAAAAGTATGTTGTATTAAATTAGGTGGAGATAATGATACATTTTTCTTGCCTTTGTATAGTCAATTGTTTACAGAATTATTTTTGTTAAATGATTTGATTGATGAGGAGATTGAAAACTCGCGTGACGACAAAATTAAATTAATAAATATAGAATTTCCAAATCAAGAAGGTGTACCTTTGGTAGAACCAGAAATCGTTGCACAATGGGTTAACGTGGTAGCTTCGGGTGTTCCATCGTCCGTATCGGTTACGGGCTCTCCTTTTCCGTTAAAAGAGATTCCATTTAAATCTATACAAAATGAAAAAACAAATTTAGCTGAATTTGCAAAATCAATGGCTTATATGCAAGCAGGAGCAAATCCTTTATTATTAGGTGGATCAAGCACAAATTCATCAGTAGGTGTAACTCAGAATTTAGTTTACATACAGTCTAATGTATTTAGTATATTAGATAAAATACAGAGTTGGTTTAATTATCGTATTAGTAATGTAAATTTGCGTAAAAAATACACATTTGAATTAAATATATGGAAAATCACTTGGTATAATAAAACTGAAGAGGTTGAAACCGAATATAAATTAACTACAATCGGAGGAAGTTTAGCTGTCTTATCCTCAAAGGTTGGACACAATTTTGACTCTTATGACGCAACCTTACAATATGAAAATCTGACAAAAACTAAGGATAATTGGCGTGTTCCTAAAAATATGAATCAAACAGCAGGAAATGATGATTCAGGTGGAAGACCAACTAAAGCAGATGGTGATTTAAGTAATTCTGGCACAATTAGTCGCGATAAGGAAAACAACAAACGATAAAAAATTTTTGTGGCTAGGTCATGCAAACTGAAAAGAAGTTTCCCTGCTTCCTGCCACTTTTATAATTTAAGGGATTTCTATATGAAGGGAGATATAATATTGAGAAAAACAGATTATTATGTAGTAAAACAATATGTAGAAGAATTAGGATATGATTTAATTAGTAAAGAATATTTAAATAATGCACAAAAATTGATTTTAAGAGACAAAGATGGATATTATTATGTAATTCGTTGGGCAGATATTCTTAAAGGATATAAACCACGTTTTGTACATAAAGCTAATCCTTATTCTATTGATAATATTAAGTTATTTTTAAAAATTAATAATTCTAAGTTAACTTTATTATCTGAAACATTTGAAGGTGAAGATGTTGATTTAAAATTATCTGATAACGAAGGATATTATTATTCATCTCCTTGGTGTAATATAAAAGAACTTAAAGGAATCGCCATTGTTTCTAAGATTAATACTTTCTCTAATCAAAATATTCAACTATTTTTAGATAAACGTAATATGAATTTTAAATTAATAAGTAGTTTTACAGATAGTAATATTAAACTAAATCTTATTGATAAATATGGTTATTTATTTAGTATTTCTTGGACTAATCTACATGCTGGTAAAACTCCACAGTTTGTCGAGAAAAATAATCCACATTCAGTACATAATATTAAATTGTTTTTGAAAATAAATAACTATGATTTTACTTTATTGTCTGAAATATATGAAGGAGAAGACATCCCTCTAATTTTATTAGATAGTGAAGGGTATTATTATTCACAAACTTGGCGAACATTATTAAAACTTACTCGTCAATTATTTGTTAGTGATACTAATACATATTCCACACAAAACATTATATTATTTTTAACTAAGAATAATTCAAAATTAGAACTTATAAGTAAATATAAAAATAGTAAGACTAAACTAGTATTAAGGGATATCAACGGATATTTATATACCCAATCATGGGGAGATACACAATATTTAAGAATGCCTAGTCTAGCATACAAAGGTAATCCTTACTCAATCCAAAATATTAAGCTTTGGTGTAAATTAAATAATAAACCATATAAATTGTTAAGTATGAAATATATTAAAAATAATAAATTATTATTATGGAAATGTTTAGATAATGATTGTGGTGAAGAATTTAAAATGTGTTGGGCAAATATTTCACAAGGTCAAAATTGCTCGAAATGCAAGTTATCTAAAGGTGAGAGAAGAATAAGGAATTATTTAAAACAAAATTCAATTCCACATGACAAAGAGTATACTTTTGATAATTTAGTAGGATTAAGGGGTGGATTGTTACGCTTTGACGTACCAATATTCTATGATGCAGATAGAACAAAATTAAAAATGCTTATTGAATTTGATGGTGAACAACATGATAAATGGGTTAATGGATGGATGACAAAGAAAGAATTTAGAAGATTACAAATTCATGATAAATTGAAAGATGAATATTGTAAAAATAACAATATACGACTATTACGTATTAAATGGTGTGACTTTGATAACATAGAAGCAATCCTAACAAAAGAACTCAATATACTAGCAAAAGTATCATAAATCATTAGATAAAATTAATAGAAAGGTAATTATTATAAAATGAATTTCATTCACTGTTTTAATTTAGAACTAAAAAACAAATTACTTAAAGATGGATTTAAACTTTTATCTGAAAATAATAGATTCTCTATTTTTGAAAATAACCAATCATTAAATTTTAATTTTAATCAAATTGATAAAAAACAATTTGTATTTAGCAATAAAATGATATTCTAATTTAATATTTGAAAGGAGGTGATAAATATTGAGCGAAATAAAAGAATTACAAAACGTATCATTGGCAACAACATATGAAATAGACAATTCTTTTGATTCCGATAGGTTTATCAAAATGAGGTTAAGAATATGCCATGACGGTATTAATCCCAACTCTTCATTTTTTGAAGTTGAAAATATGGAAAAAGCTAAGGATTCTATTGTAAATATTCCTATTCTTGCAAATGTTATTTTTGATGAAAACAATGTACCCCAATTTGGCAGTCATGATATGGATATTGAAGAAAGTAAAATTGCTGAAGGAGAATATAAATTAATCTATAAAGAAACACCTATTGGGCTTATCCCTTCAGATTGTAATTATACTATTGAAGAATTTAATGATAAAAATTATGTATTTGCTGATGGATACATATGGAAATCTTATTCAAATTATGCAGAAGATATAATTGAAAGAGATAAAGATATTAAATTATCAATGGAAATTTTAGTTGATTCTTTTGAATATAATTCCAAAGATCAATATTATAAAATTAATGATTATAGATATTCTGGCATTACATTTTTAAATAATAATTTAGGAACAGGTATGGAAAATGCTTTAGCAACCACAAATTCATTTGCACATAACAACTCAAAAGAAAAGTTTATTATTATGATGCAAGAGTTAAAAGATACTCTGGATCAATATAATATAAATAACCAAAATAACATCACAGAAGAAGGAGGTAAAGAGTTAGTGGATAACCAAGAAAAAATAGACTTATTGCAAAAATATAATCTTACTGTAGAAACTTTTTCATTTAATATTGATGAATTAAGCTTAGAAGAAATTGAAAGTAAGATTAAAGAACAATTTTCTTTAAGTAACAGTCAACTAATGACAGAAATTGATAAAATACTTCAAACAATGACTGAAATGAAAAAGAATTATTGGGGAGAATTGGTAGAAAGACGTAGTTTTTATTTGATGGATTTAAAAGATGACAACGCTATTGTGGTTACAAATAGTTGGGATACATATTATGGTGTTCCATATAGTCTAAATGGGGATATTGTAACTCTGGATTTTGAAGCAAAGGCTGAATTTATTCCTGATTGGAGACCAAAACAAGCAGGGGATGCTTCTTTATTTACAAAAATAGATGAAGTTATAACTTCTGAGTTTGAACAAATTAAAGAAGAAACTGATTCTAAAATTACTGAGGCAAATGAAAAATTCACTGCACTTGAATCAGAAAAAACTGAAATTCAGACAAAACTTGAAGCAATCACTATTGACTATGAAAAAGTTAAACCTGAATTAGAAGAAGTTCAAACTAAATATTCTGCTTTAGAATCAAAAGTAACAGAATATGAAACAAGTATCTCTACTCTAACTGAACAATTCAACACAATTAAATCAGAAAATGAAACTCTTATTCAATCCAATCAATCTCTAGCAGAATTTAAATCTAACACAGAAATTGCCCAACAAGAAGCATTTGAGCAAAATCAAATTCAACTTAAAGCAGAATTAGTAGAAAATTTCTCTAAAGTATTGACCCTTGAAGAAGTAAAATCAGTACAAGATAAAGACCTTTCCACTGATGAAATGGAAAAGGAATTTAAGCTTCTTTATGCAGATAAAGATTTGCAAGTAAAATTTAATAAAAAACCTAAAAAAGTAGAAACAGAAATTCCAATAAATAGTTTTACTTGTAAGAAAAAAGATGATTGGACATCATGCATTAAAAAATAAATTAAATTAATTAGAAGGAGGAAAATGAATAATGGCTAATGTAAATAATGTAGTAACTGGTAGATATGGTATTGTAAATCTTCGTAAAGTGGCAGGGGTTAAGACAGGGGAACATAACATTCAGTATGCTTTGAATGCAACTGATTTTGCTGCTACAGCTTGTCAAAATGGATTTCTTTTAGAGGAAGAACACTATACAAAAACTCTTGGTCTTCCTAGTGGCCCTACAATTAGATGTGGTTTGATAGCATGTGTAGAAAAAATGTATGATGAGAGCGATATGTCTCTTGGTAATTTCAAATTGAATTTGGGTGAATTTTTACCTCGTATTTATCGTTTTCATATTGGTGATATGTTTGATACCAATAACTTTAAATATGATGATGGTGATTATGCTGATTATGCTGCAATTGTAACCGCTATAGTTGCAGGTACTCCTGTATATGCTTATCCTTCCACTAATGGACAGATTGAATTAGAACCTATTCAAAACGCTGGTGCAGCAATCGAATTGCAAGCAACTAGAGTTGTGACTTTACCTGCAGGAGAATCTGCGCTTTGTTTCACATGTACAAAAGCTTAATAAATAATAATATTTAATAATTAGAAGGAGGAATTAAATTAACATGGAAAGAAAATATTTTGAGTTAGCAAAACAAGCATATAATCGTAAAGATACTATAGAAAATGGGGTTACTTACACTTCAGACGAAAAGAATAGTGCATTAAGAGATGCTTTTAAAGAACTGGTTCCAGATGATAAAAATAGATATAGAAGTTTTCGTAAGAATAGAGAAGAAATTTTTGAACTTGTTGAGGATAATGTTGATGAAATACTTCCAAAGAGAGTTGACGATGCTTACGGTGGTTTTGTTGAGTATCAAATTTTAGGTCAGGGACAAAAACCTAAATTTAAAACAAAAAAAGGAAAGAGGGGATTACTCAACTTTATTACGAAAGTTGGTTTAGGTGGAGAGATTGAAAGAACTAGATTAGATGTTGACTATATTAATATGACAATGGAAGCGTATGGCGGTGCTGTGTACATAGAATTCGAGCAATTTTTAGACGGATTCATGGACTGGACAGATTTAATTAATGCTATAGTAGATGGTATTATGGAAAAAATAAATATTCAAATTCAGACTACTTTAATTGCTTCTTTTACTGGTCTTTCCAGTAATATGAAAGTTATTGCAAATGCGTTTGTTCCTAGTCAAATGGGTAGTCTTATTGCTAATGTTCAATCTTATGGTGATAACGTTGTAATTTTCTGTACTCCTACATTTGCAGGAACAATCGAAGAAACTCTTGGTTTTATAACAGATATGGACAAAACGGAACGTAGGGAATTTGGAAGAATTGGTAAATTTAGAGGTGCAAGTGTTGTTGTACTACCTAATGCCTTTGCTGATGATACTAATTCTAGTAAGGTATTGAGTGATCAATATGCAATAGTAGTAGCGACAAACGAGGCAAAAATCGTCAAAATTGCTTTTGAAGGAGAGACTATTGTAAAGGAAACCGAAAACTCAGACAATAGTTTAGAATTTAAATCTTATAAAAAATTTGGAGTTACAATAATTTATTCTAATTACTATAGTATGTATAAAAATAGTTCGCTTTAATAAATAATATTGGAATAAGAGAGTTGAATTTGATTTTCCTCTCTTATTCCAATACTTAATTTTGAAATAAAAAAGGAATGGTTAAAATGGCAAAAACAATTGATTATAAATCAACAGATCCAGATCCAGATACAAAAGTTAAAATTATTAGTAATACACATAGTAAAATTTATTGGATTCAGTTAAATAGCAGACCTATAAATTTATTAAGGATTGGTACACCTGCCTCCTTGTCATATTTAGAATTGGAAAATATGGCATACACAAGTGATTTAATTCAAACTGGTGATGTTTATGTGGCAGATAAAAATGTGTTTGAAGCATTACAACTTCAAAATGTAAAATATGAAGATATAAAATTATCTTCAGAGTTAAAGAAAATGCTCTCTTTAAGTTCGGAAGAATTAAAAGAGGAAATGCAAAAATTACCAGAAGGAAATAAAGAATTATTAGCTGAATTAGCTCTTGCAAATTATAGTGATTTAAAAGGATCTGTAATTGATGTAATTGAAGAAGAAACAAATATTAAAGTAACATTAGTTAAAGAAGATGAGAAAGCAAATAAAGAAAATCAAAAGAAAAATACTAAGTAAAGGTGTGTGATAAATAAAATGTCCACATCATACGATTTAATTTTTCCAAAATTCATGCATGAAATTAATGATTTTGACCTAACATCTTTGAACGAATCACAAATGAAAGTAGAAAATAAATTAACCCTATCTAAAGCTGTGACATTATTTAAAAAATGTAAACAAGTTTTAACCAGAGATGATACTACTGAAACATTTACAAATACATTAACTGAAGAAGAGATGTGGATTTTAGCAGATTATATGCGTAAAGTTTGGTTAGATGAGAAAATAAATAATGGCGAATTATTAAAACTTAGATTAACAGATAAGGATTTTAAAACATTCAGTCCTGCTGATCAATTAGGGACTATGAATAAAATTAAAACTGTATATGATAAAGAATTAAAATTAAAAGTTAATGATTATTTGTATGACGGTTATTTATATTCTAAGTTTTATAAAAGTGGGAATTAGTATTAGAGAAAAGATATTTAATATAAGGAGGTTGAAAAATGAGTGAATTTAATTATAAAGTAGTTTCGGAATCAGAATTAAATGTACTTGATGGACTTACTGTTACAACTGCTAAAATTAATTTATTGACACAAGGAGTTGCATCAGGTTATAAAATTGCACGAGGAGTTGCTACTATTGGGGCAGCCAGTGTAGATGTTGTAACAGGATTAGCATCTGTTGTTGGGGTTGTTGTTAGTTTGGTCGGAGATCCAAGTCTGACACATATGTATAGTACATGTACGGTTGGTGATCAAGCAGGCGCACCTGCCAGTGGTTCAATAAGGATAAAATCTTGGAAACCTACGGCGGTAGGAGATGTTACGCCTGTGGTTTCGACCTCACCCTTCGCCAATGTAAGTTGGATCGCAATCGGTACTTAAATAATATTTTCCTTAACTAAATATCTAGTACATTGTTAGAGAATTAATTCTCTAACTTATTTATTTATGGGGTATTTTAAGGAGTGTAAGCCTTAGTACCTCCTTCAATTTATTAGTGATTGGAGGAGAAAATGGGATTAATAACTAAAGAAGTCGAAGTGGAGTTAAATGGAAATAACGTTAAATATTTAGAAAGTTTAGGATATGAAATTCCTAGAAGAAAAGATAAAAGAGGTAGAATTAGTTATATAAAAGGACAGAAAATAAAAATAAAACCAAGTGATTTGAAAGATAAAAGTAATGAAAAAGTAGATATTCAATGTGACAATGACAATTGCAAAAAGATACTTAAAGATATCAGATGGGAACATTACAAAGACAACATAGAAAAATTTGGAGCTTATTATTGCTATGATTGTGCGATGCATTTACATGGAAGGGAAAACATACTTTTAACTAAGTTAAAAAATAGTATATCTTTTAAGCAATGGTGTATTGATAATCATCGTCAAGATTTACTAGACAGATGGGACTATGAACTGAATAAATTAAACCCAGATGAAATGTGCTATAGTACATCTAAAAAATATTATTTTAAATGTCCCAATAGCAAACATCCTAGTGAATTAAAAAGAATAAGTGATATTACTAATATACGTGAAGGAAGTACAAAATGTAATCAGTGTAACTCCTTTGCACAATTAGGAGTAGACAAAATTAGAGAAAACTTCTTAGATAAATATTGGGATTACGAAAATAATATTGATATTGATCCTTGGAAAATTGCTTCGCGAAGCAATAGTAAAGTTTGGATTAAGTGCCAAGAAAAAGATTATCATGGAAGCTATGAAATTACTTGTAATGATTTTACAGAAGGTAATAGATGTTCTTATTGTGCAAAAACTAAAGTGCATCCACTTGATAGTTTAGGAACATTGCATCAAGAAGCGTTAATTGTCTGGTCAGGCATAAATCCAAAATCACCTTTTGAATATGCTCCAAAAAGTCATCAAAAAGTGTATTGGAAATGCAAAGACGGAAAGCATGATGATTATTTAAGAAGTATAGACGGTTCCAATAGACTTAATTTTCGTTGTCCTGATTGTAATTTCTCTCTAGGAGAAGAAGAAATAAGTTTCCACTTGATAAATAATAATTGGACAAAAATCTCGCAAGATGATTACGAGAAGTTGTTGGTAGGAAGTATTATCAAATATTACATACCACAAAAAACATTTAAGGGATTAATAGGTGTTGGCAATGGTTTATTATCTTATGATTTTTATCTGCCTAAATATAATCTTCTTATTGAGTTTCAAGGCAAGCAACATGAGAAACCTGTAGATTTTGCAGGTAAAGGGAAAGAATGGGCAGAAAAACAATTCGAACAGCAAAAAGAACACGATAAACGTAAAAGGGAATACGCCGAAGAAAATAAAATTAAATTGCTAGAAATATGGTATAAGGATTTTGATAATATAGAGACTATTCTTGAAAAAGAATTGTCTCTTATTAAATAATAAATTAATAAAACTTAGAGGAGGAATAAATAATGGCAAATGTAACTGGATATGTAAGCAAAAAACTGACGGCAAATCAAGCAGAACAAAATGTAGCACTTGGGGTAAATATTTTTCAATTAATTAAAAATGAGTCTGCTAATGTGGTAACAATTAATATCGACAATTTGACGACAGAGGAAAACGCTATAGAATTAGTCGCTGGGGCAAGCATTGAAAATTTTGAAACTTATTGTAAAACTTTTTATTACAAAGCTTCTGCTGATGGTTCCGTTTTAAAAGTTATTGGTCTGCGCGAAAAAGAATAGTTTTTGTTTAGGGAGTGGTAATATACACTCCCTTCTCTATTATAATTTGTAAGAAAATATAAAGGAGGTTGATATTAAATTGACTTGGTGGACGGATTATCAAGCAAGGCGAGGACAAGATAGAAAAACTTTGTTTACAGATAACATGAAGAATTTAGTATCAACTGAATTTGAAAATTCTACAAGTTATAATTTGGTTAAAATTAGTGGTTTTGATAGAAAAACTCGTATTGTTGAAGAAAGTTCAATTATTAAAAATCCTAATAGAAAAAGACTATTATGTTTTCCTGATGAAACTATAAGCATTGGTGAAATTATTGAGTTTGATAATTCGAATTGGATTTGCGTAAATGGTGATACAACTTCAAAAATATCTGATGTAGGGATTATTGAGAGATCCAACAACACACTCCAATTCTACGACTCAACATCAACTCTCCACTCTATCCCCTGCATAATCTCAAAAGGTTCAATCTCCCTAGATGAACAAAAAATAATATCAACATTAGATTCAGAAATTGCAGTTCAAATAAGCGATACTGATATTACTAGACAAATTGAAATTAATGATGTGTACAAAATTGGAATTAGGTCGTGGAAAGTTACAAATATTGATGATATTACTGTTCCAGGTTTATTATTAATAAAAATGCAGTATAGCGATGTTGAACAAGTATTTCCATCATATTCTCTTACTATCTTAAATGGAGATTCAATTCAAGCAGACATTAATACTCCTGTACAATTAAATATTCAAGTAAAAGATAGAGAAACAATAATTACATCTCCATTACTTACTTTTACTTCAAGCAATAATTTAATTGCTACTGTATCAAGCACAGGATTAGTAAATTTCTTATCTGTAGGGAGTGTAAATATTAGTTGTAAATTGGATAATGATAATTTGATTCAGGATAATATTGGAATTGAGATTGTTGAGGAAGAACAGCATAATTTAACAGTAGAAATTAATGGAAACATTTCAATAATTAAGACTTACTCTTCTACTTATATTTGTACATTTAAGGATAATGGAATTGCAATAAGTGATAGTTCTGTTTTCTATTTGACTGGAGATGATGGAGTTAGCGAGACTGTATTGGCAAGTATTGTAAGTCAGGATAGTGTTGGGAATAGTTGTGTTGTGAAGGGATTAGGTTTGGGGTATGTTAGGTTGTTCTGTAAAAATGTTGGTGAGACAGTATTTAGTGGTGGATTTAGGATTCAAATTAAGAGTTTGTTTTAGGGTGGTGAGATATGAGTAGATTTTCAGAACTTGGTGCAAATAAATTTACAATCCTAATGAAATTAATTAGTAAAAAAGAAATAGTAAAATGTCTTGTGAGTAATGAGCCAAATTTTTTAGATGTTCAATTGCCAGATGATTTTAATGCCCCATCTTTGATATATAAAAATATATATCCTTGGCGTTTCATACCCACAGTACAAACAGAAGCAAATACCTTTATCACAATGAAATTTAATTATAAACCAAATGGAAGAACTTTTAAATATGGCAGTATACATTTCTATATAATTCTACACAATTCATTAATAAAAACAGATTATGGATCTTTAAGGTATGATATGCTTTTAAACTACATAGACGAAGTATTCAATTCTTCTGAAGATTTGGGATTTAATGAATTAGAGTTTTATGATATGGATGAATTTTTAGTTAATGAAAACTATAGTGGAATTTATATAACTTATAAAATGCAAGAATTTCAATAAATTAGGTATGTGATTATATGAATAAATTAAGACTATTAGCAAACTTACCTTTATATGTTGATAAGATACCAGTTTACTCCCCACTTCTAAGAGAAATTGCGGAAATTGGACTTGAGCAATATGGTATTCTTTTAGCTTATTGTGTAATTGAAAAAGAAGGAGTTATAGATTCAGTAAAATTAGAAGTAAAAAATAATTATGATGCTTTAATCTATGTCATTAATTCTACAGAAGGAATTATGGACATTATTTTATGTGGATTATATTTTTTTACAAAAGTTAACTTCCAACCTAAAATTCTAAATAATGATTTAATATTTATCAAAGAAGATATTGTATTAAATCGAATTAATTATGATTCTTTTATAAATAATATTAGATTTTCTAATCGTTTAGAAGTTGGAAACATAGAAGAATTAGATGAATTTGACAAAAGAGTTCTAGAAGCTGAAAAAAAGATAAATGAAGTATTAAACAAAGATACAGAACAACCAAATTTTGAAGATTTAATTTCATCAGTAGCTAATTTTGATGGTAATGGTTTAAACATAATAAATATTTGGGATTTGAATGTATATCAATTTTACGAACAACTTCAAAGAGGTCAAATGAAGGAGCAATATAGATGGAATCTTCAACAGCTATTAGTAGGAGTAAATCCTGATAATATAAAACTTGAGTCATATCTCAAAAACATAAAATAAAAAAATAGGAGGTAATTAAAAATGGCAATTGGGCAAAAGCAGGTTTGGGCGAAGGTGCTAGATTTCACCGTGCAAGATTATTCTACAAAAGCAGTTCTTTTCCAAGTTAAATACGCTACGGATTGTGCTATCGGAGAAAAATATGAAAAAACAGAAATCAAAGGTGGTAGTGATAATCAAATTCAGTATACATCATATCATTCACCTACGGCTACTTTTACCGCACAACTTCCACTGATTGATGATAATGTAGTTTCCGTAAAAACTGGTGCTACATCAACTACAGGAGCACAAACCAATGCGTTCGAGAAAACTTATACAGTTGATGCAAGCGCAGGAACGGTAATCATAGATGTCACTCCTCTTTCGTCAACTTTAAAGGTCTATAATGTTGACACGGATGATAATTTAGGAACAGAAATTGCTGCTGTGGCAAGTGCTCCTACATTAGAACAATATACAATCGCGGCAGCCACTTTAACTTTTAATACAGGAAAAAAAGGATCAAAAGTTCTTGTAGTTTGTGATTATACAACCGGAGCTACTGCAACTGGCGTTAAATTCATTAGTGGAAAATTACCTGCACTAATAAGAATTACGGCAAAAACAAAAGTTGAAGATAAAGCAGGAAACAAAGCTATTAAGACTATTATTGTCGAAAAAGCTCGTCCAAATCCTGATTTTGAATTTTCAACTAAAGCCGGAACTCCTGCTGTACTTCCATTCGATTGTGAAGTATATGGTTGGACAAATACGGCTGGTGACTCTCAATTCTTTAATCTTGTAACAGATCCTACTCTGGAAGTTTAATAAGGTGGTGTAATAAACTATGGAAAAATATTTAGTATATAATCATCCAGCAGTTGCTCCTATAGGTATTAAATTAGACAAGATATATCTGTTAGAAGAGTTAGAAAAAATCTTTTCTTTAGAAGAAATTAAATGTTTTTTTAAACCTGATAATTTTAAATGGGAAGAAAGTAAAACAGTAAAAACAATCGATATTGACAAGCAATAATTAATTATATATGGTTCCTTGTAGATCAGGCCAGATTTATAAGAGTAATTAAAAGAGACTGAAATTCTGATTTTCAGTCTCTTTTCCCATTTATTCCTTTAATCAGAAGAGGAGAGATAAGAATGCAATATATAAATAAGAATTGTTCCATATGCGGAGAGTTAATGATTGGTATACCATCTACAAGACAGCAATGTGATAATTGTAAAAAGAAAAGAAGAAAAGAAATTTGTCATAATCATTATAATAGTAAACTCAAACCAAAACAACAAGACAGGCAAAAGGAGTACAAAGATTACTTTGAAGAACTTATATCCATAAATAGTGATCCGAAATATCTAACCACTAAAGGGTTCAATTCAATTTCTAAATTTAGTATATCTACATATTGTAATTCTTTTGATATTTCATGGTTAGATTGGTTAAAACAATTCAATAAATATGATGAGTTGGTTAACTATATTTTAAAAGAATATAGTTATTTTTATGATGCTACTAATTCTCAAGATCTAAAGAATTTCAGTAAAAAACATGAATACATTACGATTGATATTTTAACTTCTATTGGACTTGATTTTATTAGAGATAAATGTGGAATTATAAAATCAAGACGCGATAATGAATACTATAAAAATAATTTTATTGATATAGTTAATAAAATTGGGCATGTTCCTCTCTTTCATGAATTTGCAGAAATATCTCCTATTCCACCAGAGTCATATTCTTCAAGATTTAAATTAAAGGGAAAAGTTTATGACAATATCGTTAAAATGTATGTTGGTAAAGATGAGTTTACAGAATATAAAATATTACAACAGCAACATAAAACGAATGTAGGCAAAATAACTTCGACTATAAATAAAAATATAATATCATTAGCAGATTTAGAAGAAGAATTCAGAAAAGTATTTGATGAATGTTTTTTAAATAATGCAGTATATCCATCTAGAAGATTATTTAATAAATTATCTAAGTTTGACGACAGAACATACCGTAAAAAATTAGGTTTATCATGGACAAAAGTATGTGAGAGTTACGAATATAAGGTTGATAGATATACAAACAAATTTGAAAAATATGTTTTAGGCACAATTTCTAAAATATTAAATGTTGAATGTGATCCACAAAAATCATTTGAGTGGTTAATTGGAATAAATAATTATCCGTTGTTTTGCGATGGTGTATTTGAAGATTGTAAATTAGTAGTTGAGACGGATGGTAAACACCATAAAATTCCGATGAAACAATTTGGTGGTTATGAGAGATTTGAAATACAAAAGCAAAATGACAAACTCAAAGATTATCTTGTTAAGGAACACGGGTACACAATGATTAGAATTGATATTGATTCAGATTGGTCAAATATTGATTATTTGAAATTACGATTATTAGAAAATGATATTAAAGTAGCATAAAACAATTATAGGAAATTGCAAATCCTATAATTATCACTATTTCCAATCTCAACCAAAAAATCCCAACATCTATCTAAAACATCAAAATAAGGAGAGAAGCAGAAGGAATAAAAACTTCTCTTTTCTCCTTATTTTTTACTATTTTCCATCCAAATAAATCACTGATTTTAACCTAAATACCAATATTTATGTCTTCTAAAGTCCTTGATATACAAGGGTTTTACAAATCATAAAAAACAATATCAATAAAGAAAGGAATGATAACTATGCCAATAGGTAATCTCGCACACTCAGGATTTATCAGCTCAATCCATAAAAGTAATTTAGTAGAATTTTATACAACAACAGCAAATAATCAAATAATTACTTTTACAGACACAAATGGAAATTCAAATCATCTCAACTCATTAACAATTGAAGCAGACGCAACAGATTTATTTATTCAGATTTTACCATCAGAATATTGTGTATGCATAGCTGCTGGAAACTCTACCACTATCGACTATTGTAATATTCAACAAATAAAAGTATTAGGAAACTTGGGCCAAAATTTAAAATGGTATGGATTATATTTCTAAAAGAAAGTAGAGGTGAATTAACAATATGCCTATAAGTAGTAGTAGTAATAAGGGAAGTATGATTTCCAACAATCCTTCTGGGACTACATATATAAAAGGTGATGCTAATACAGATGGTAGCATTAGGATTATTGAGGAAAATGGTATTCCAGTAATTGAAAAACGTGAAAATGGTGTATGGAATGATTCTGATTTTCGTATAAGTGGTGATTCTCTTTATATTGGTCGTGATTTACGTATTTCTGCTGCAGGTCATATTTTAATGGTAAGGTCTGTATCAGATGATTCTAAAACATTGGTAATTCATTCGCATTTTAATGATTCGGGCAGTATAGAACCAGAAGTGCCATTATTGGCAACAAAAGAAATTAGAACCATTACTCAATCAGATAATATTGATATTTTTACTGGAACTTCATTTGGTTATACTGTAACACCTACTGAAAACCAATTAATTTCCAAAGTATATTATCAAACTGGTTCAATACCTGCTACAGATAATATAATTATTCGTTTTTATGTTGGAGTTGACAATACAGGTGTTTTATATTTTCAAAAAACAATTCCATCTACTGAGTGGATTGCTGACAGCGAAATTCAAATTGATGTTCCAGGATTGCTTGGTTATGTACCAAGTAAAACGGTTTACGGAGAATTAACAAGTTCTTCTTCTTTTTCTATTAAAACAAATGAGTCAGGGACACAACCTTGGAGAGCTGTTGATAGGTGGGCTTTTACAAGAGAGCGTATTGCCTATTCTTCTCCTTGGAGTGAAAAAACATGGAATAAAGATGATTGGTGTATTGATGATGGGAAGATTTATGTTTGTAATACTGATGGTTCTCAGAGTGGTTCATTTGAAGCAAATATTTTAAAATGGGATCTACTATCTGATCTTGTAGCAAAAGTTATTGATTATAAGGGTGGTATTACGGTTGCTGATTTTAATGCTTTAACTTCTGGGAATAAAGGAGAACAGTATAAATTTACTGATGCTGGTACGCTAATAGGAACAGAGGTTGTAAATGCTAATGATATAATAATTATACGTAATACATTTACTGGTCGATTGATAGCAGGAACAGATTACGATTTTTTTGCTGAACCATCTGATACTGTATTGCAAAGTGGTAGATCGGGAGGACAAAGCGTTTCTGGGGGAACTAATGCAAGTGAGAATCTTACATTAAAATCAACTGAAAACGCAACAAAAGGCAAAATAATTATAGACGATAATATAGAGCCAAGTAATACAAATTCAAAATCACTAGGTTCTCTATTAAAAGTATTTCTTAATTTATTCACCAGAAAAGTAGAATCAGATGACACTTTAGATTTGTCAGCAGGAGGAACGGATAAAAACATTACATTGACCGCCACTGGTATTGGTACAATTATTCCTGCTTCTGATATAGTTCCTAGTACAAATAACACTCGTTCAATTGGTTCAATAACTAAAGTATTTA